TCAGCACCGAATGGTATTGAACACATTTTCTTTTTGTTGGATGGTGTACTAAACCAAATCTCTCTGTCATTATTACGGAGAGCTAATAGTCTCTTTTCAAAGAATAGCATAATCTTGCCTTGGAAATTCAACTCAGGGTCATTTATGGTTTGCATAAACTCTCTTGGATTCATCTTGGCGAAAATAAGCATATCTCTTTTTAATTCTGCTGTTGAGATGGCAGATGGGTCTTTACCAAATAATACCCTTGTCATAATCTCAAGCTTCTCTATACTTAAATTTCTAGCGGCAATCAATGCATCTACCTCAGTATTCAAGTCCTCAACTATTTCATTTGCCTCTCTTTCCTTATCTACCTCTTCAAATACTATCCCATTCATTGGATGGTAATGCATAAAAGACTGAAGCACAGGATTTGTTTTTGAAACACTTAAAAATCCATCTTCAAAAACAATAGGCTCTAAAATTGCATTTCCATCTTGCTCATCCTCAAATGGAGACTTTTGATTTGATGCATATCTTAGCGCTCTATTTACATTATTCTTTTCATCGTACCACATCAATGGGAATCTTGGATGATTTCTTGATGCTAATGTGTATGACAATGGGGTAGATTTGCTTTTTAGTCTATATACCTTATCAGTAGGTATCATTTTTTTTAACTCAGACATATATTTAATTTGATTTAATTTAAAAAAAGGAGAGTGCCATAAGACACTCCCCAGTATTCACCTTATTAACCATATCTAAACAGAACGAAGTTGTTAGCACCAAGGGTACAAACACAACGCTCAGAAAGGAAATTTACTTCCATAGCATCAAGGTCGCTAGTAGCAGCACCTCCGGCAGAACCTGTAATCCAAGTCTTGTATTTACGATCCTCAGCCTCAGTTGCACGGTAGCGAACGTGAAGGAATGGACGCTTAGCGTTTTTACCCATAATCTGGTCGTAAACAGAAGTTGAACCAGCAGGAACCAAAAGTCCTGTTACAGTACCTGTAGCTGTAGCTGCTGTAGAAAGACCACCACGCATAGTTGGGTCATTCAAGTACTTCCAATCTGATTTGTAGAAGTCATAACCACGTCTAAAACCTGAGAAGCCAAGATTCAAAGCCATAGTTACGTCATTATCAAATAGGCCGTAAGAAGCACCATAAGAAGGAGCGCCAACTACAGTACTTGCACCGTTAAGACCTGCAAGCATACCATCAATATCAAAGCTCAATTGACGATTTACAAACAATACATTCTCCTCAATAGCTCCTTGCTTATCAAGACGCTGTATGATTGAATCCCAGTCAGCAAGTGATGTTGGCGTACCACCACCCCATACATTACCACGATTTTCTACAGCATAGAAAATACCTTCAGACCCTGCGGAATTTAGAACGCCTGCTTGACCTAATACGCCAATAGCTCCTGAATTTAATTCAGCAGGAACAGCTTCAATCATAGATGTTTCAAGGTAGTCCTCAAAGCGAAGGCGAGTCTCATGCTCTGATTTTAAGTACCAAAGGTATCCAGTAGCACCGTTCTCAGTTGTTACCTCAACCCATCCAATTTGAGCCATATCAGAACCATTTACAGCGTAACGGTCCTTTAGGATAATTGGCTTATTAGAGAAAATTTGGTCTTCAGAATCAAGAGAACCAACCATGCCTGTTGTCCCTTTCTTAAATTCAGAACCATAAATAAATACAGAGTATTGATTGTTTGCTACACCTGTACCTGCGACTACTAAGCCACCTGCTTCATAGAAGGCAACAGTAAATGTTCCCAAAACAGGAGCAACGCCTTGAGTTACAGCAGTAACAACTCCTTTATTGAATTGACCAGTTGCATTTACTGTAATCATTACAGTTTGGCCTACTCTAATAGCTACAGAAGTTGCACCTGTATTAGCATTTACTTGGAATGTTGCAATGTCATCTCCAACTAAATTAGCTGAACCTACATTTGTATATTTGATATGCAAACGACCCTGCTCAGACCATTTGATTTGGTCAGAGTTTGAAGGCATCTCAGCACCTACAAGGCGCAAGAATGATGCAATTGTTCTGTTACCATAACGCTCAAATTCCTTCTCATAAGTATCAGGAAGATACTGGTTCAAGAAATCAAAGTTGGTAATATAGTTTTGTTGTAAAGCCAATTGTTCTGCTGATGGTTGTAAGCGAAACGTAGGATTGGCTAATAATGAACCTGCCATTTTTTAAATTTTTAATTTGTCTATAATTTTTTAATGCTGCGGATTTTTAAGCTTTTTCCATGGTCAGGATTAACCGCTTTAACCTGGAACCCATCATTCCCCCTCGTTGTCTCATTTGCCTTACGCTCAGACATATTTATATTCTTAGTCTTACGCATAAAGTCATCTGCTGCATCAGTCATACCTTGCTCATAGAAGAACTTAGCAAACCTCTCAGGGTTCATTGCAACAGCCAAAGCCTTATGGTATCCACTCGCATCTTTAATCAAACCACTCTCATCGATAAACTTACCGATAAAGCTTGATGGATTTGAGTGCAACTTTTTAAGCTCATTAGCATCACCAGGATTAAAATTAAGCTTTTTGTTATTGACGCTAAATTCAAAACCTTTGAAATTACCATCAAATACCTCATTGGTTTTTTGTTCAAACCATTGACGCTTACGATTATTCTCCTCCTCGATCGTCTTAGCCTGTTGCATATATTGACGATAAGCATTGAACTCTTCTTTCTCTTCCTGAGACATACCTGCCGTACTTGACTCAAGGGGCATCTTATACATCTCTTTCTGAGAATTGAAAAACTTCTTTGCCTCATTAACAGCTTTTTTCCTTGATATTTTTGCCTTCTTAATATAAGACTCATCATCAAGGTCCTCGTCATACCTGTACTCATCCATCATCATCTCAACGTCATCTTCGTCAAGACCCTCTTGTGTAGATAACAAGTAATCTTTGATTAGCTGTTCTTCCGGAACAGAATCAAAATCTTTCTTCAACTTGAGAAAGTCTTCAAATCCTCTTCCTGTGTCTTTTCTATATTTCATATAAGCAGCGACATCCTCTGGCATTTCCTCTGAGTTGCGCTCAGCCATCAATTCATCGAATGAGCTAATCTGCTTATTGTATCTTTTACCTATATATGAAAGAACGTCTTCTTCTCTTAACTCAACCTCCTGCTGTGGCGCAGAGAAGTCTTCTTGTGGTATATCTTGCGATAATGACTGCTCATGTCTCTCAAGAAGTTCCTTTTCTACCTCTTGTACACTCTTTGGTTCTGTTGAGTCTAATACTCTTACTGCTTTAAATTCCATTTGATTTTATTTTAATTATTTGCAAATTTATAAAAATTTTTATTAAGTAGTATTATCTAGGATTAAATTCTGCTAAATCAAATCCATCTAAGCTATCTTCATTGCTTTCGAAGTCAAGTGGAGGTAGATTATTCTTTCTCTGATTGATGAGTTTTGACTGCTGAGTATTCTGAATACCTATACGCTTATTCTTCTCCTCCTCTCTTTTATTCTCTCTACTTGTCAATAAGTTTGACTGCATCTCGTGCATCTTCATATTGTATTGGAACTCCTCTGCCATCAGCTTAGACTTGATACCTGCTTCGAACTCCATCTTCTTCATCATACCCTCTATCTCTGCCTGGATAACCATTGTCTTTGACTGGGCCTCAAGCTGTATCTTTTGCACTGCCATCTCGGCTGCCATCTGTTGAGATTGCAACTGCTGCTGTGACTGCATCGCCTGCTTTTGCATCATCATCTGCTCCATTCTCTCAGCATTCTTAACGCGCTTGAGCTTCAATAACTGATTAGCTAGCTTGAGATTTTTAAGCTCTCTGATGTCAATCGCATCCTCAAGGTTGATGTCCCCTTTCGATAATGCCACCTGTATATTGGCTTCAAGTTGTGCTTTCTGCTCTTCGTCAGGAGTAACCTCAATGAATATACCAAAATCATATAGGTACAAGTCCTTGATGTCATTTAGGATAGAGGTGTTATACCTACCAATCCTCATAGCAAAGTCCTCTTTAAAGTCTGAGTACTCTAAGATGTCAGACACCCTGTAGGTGATTGC